CAACTCGGTGGATCATCAACATTTACTGAATGGTCTAACATTATCCCTGTGACGAGCTATAAGTTTGAGACAGTTTAGGTCAATACCTGCAGCGGAAAAATAGCGGTCTAAGCCTTATAAAATAAGGGCCAAAACCATATAACCTTAACCTTAAGGGTATACAATCTAACTTGTACATTAACAGCAGCAAACCGTTGCTAGATAAGGGTTTCGTATGGCAGCTAAGAAAAAAGAGGTTGCATTACTCTACGCTCGCGTTTCTACGCAAATGCAGGCAAATGATGGCATGTCGCTCGGCGCACAGGAGCGAGATCTTAAGAAAGCCGCAAATGCCGCTGGGTTTACCGCAGTTGAAATTCTTCGAGAAGAAGGTCGTTCTGGCAAATCAATCCAAGGACGACCAGTACTTCGCGCCGCGCTCGAAAGATTGGACAAAGGAGAGGCGTCGGCATTGTTTGTTACGCGAATTGACAGACTTGCTAGGTCAACCCAAGACTTTCTAAGCATTGTCGATCGAGCACACAAAAATGACTGGCGCATCGTCATGCTCGACCTCAACCTCGACACCGCCAGTTACCAAGGCCGGTTTGTCGTCACAATTATGTCGGCACTCGCTGAAATGGAACGAGCGATCATCGCCGAGCGCCAAAGAGACGTCCATAAAGATCGCCGTGAAAAAGGACTTAAGTGGGGCGTCGACCTTGGACCAAAGCGCATGATCTCAGACGAGCTATACAGCAGAATTGTAGAACTTCGCTCTCTTGGGATGTCGTTTGCAAAGATTGCAAACAAGTTTAACGCAGAAGGGATAAAGACTCCGTTTGAAAAGCGGTGGTACGCCACGACAATCAAAAAGTACGTTGACAAAGGCGATAAACAAATTAGGCCAGGGGAGGAAGCTCCTCAACCCTGACCTAATTGCTTTGGCCGCCTCTCTCCCAAGGCGCCAAGATCTTATACCGCTACCGTGCAAACCTCTGCGCTGTACCCCAGTCAATCTCGCCACTCTGAACTACTCGAGGCAGTAGCTGTCGGCCAATAATTTCGGCCCGAGAGCCGTGACCATTGATTTGAAGTCCTCTGTCGGATAGCTTTCGCTGAAATGCGATTTGTGTCATCGGCTTTTCACCACGCTCTTCACTCCACGCGCGGTAGACGGCGTACAGCGACTTGATCGGAGTCGCGGTGTTTTCTGCCTCTTTTGTTTCTTCTGTCAAGAAGAAGCCGATGCGGTCTTCATTCTTTCGATAGATGTCAGCGGCCTCACTAACAGCCTTGCACCAGCCAAGCCCGTCACGCGCACTTGAACCAAGTAACTTTATTGCACCCTCAACTGCCCACGACAGCACCGCTGGCAAAGCACCCTCTGGATCAAAGATGTAGTGTTTGAGATCGGGATCTGGATTCTCAGGAACATTCAACAGCGGCACTGGACGAATGCGGCGCCACATGGCGTCATCAGTAATGATCGGTCTGTGATTTGTAGTGACCCACAGCTTCGCTCGTGATTGAAATGTAAATGGCTTTTCACCCGGTGAGCGCGCTGAGATTTCAGATGAACCAGTAAGCTTCTTAATTGAATTTTCTTTGATGCGCTCGCCGTCTGGCAGTTCGTCAACCCACACCATACGTCGACCGCGAAGCTCTGCCCAATGATAGAGGTCCGAACCGTGCGCTTGTCCGTCTCCTTGTGCAAGGATGCTCGAGTCAAGAGGCCACGCGTACTGTGATGTGCCCATCGCCTTGACAAGCGCCTCAACCATCGTGTTCTTACCAGAGCCTGGTGGACCATACACCATGAACATCACGTCGTACGTGCGCAGTCCAGTTAGCGAATATCCCGCCGCCTTTTGCAGCCACTCTTGCAATTCTTTATCGCCACCAGTTGCAAAGTCAATGAACTGCTCCCAGCGGACATTGCGAATTCCTGGATTGTATGCCACTGGAGCGCGACGAGTGATATATAGGTCTGGCCGTCCGCGCAGCAACTCACCAGTGCGTAGATCGATGACACCGTTAAGAACACCGAGCAGTGTTTCATCACTATCCCACGACTCAACATCAATCAGAATGCGCGGGTCAGATGTTGCGCTTTCAATTAGACCGTTGATCCGCGCGTTTGACTTTGCCTGCTGCGCCCACTTGATAACCTCCGACTGCTTGTCAGCGTCATCGAGATAATGCACGACTTCACTTGCAACAATCGGCGCAACTTTCTTTGCGAGCTCGCGCATTTCAAGACTTTCAATATCTGGCTTCCAATAACCACCGTCCCAGTGGAACCAGCCAAGCCCAGGCGTGTATCGAACAGCAGCGCCAAAAGAGTCAATTAGTCGTCGGCCATTGCCGACGTCGGTGAGTGTTCTCTTTCCAGGTTCACCGCCCTCCTCTTCACCAAGCGCGTCCGGGTCTTTTGGAACATCGATGTTTGACAGGTTGCTCGCATCGGCGAGCGAGTCTCCGTCTTCAACTGACGAAAGAACCGACCCACCGATTGTTCCAGGCAAGTTAGATGTAATTGCGGGCGCTGAACTTTGCGCAGGCTTTTGCTGAGCCGGCGGCTGCGGCGTCGTCTTTTGTAGCGATGCACGCGACTCTTCTTGCGACTTGTTTGCCCATTCTTGAAGACCTGGCCACAGTCGCTCTGTTTTTGGATTATCAATTACAAACTGCATCGCGCGGCGGACATGCATAAGCAGCCCGCCCGGGCCTTCAAGCTCGAGCGGCGGACGAACCTTTTCAGCGTTAAACCGAATCATCATCGTCTCAACAGCAAGTCGACCGGCCTCGGTGTTTACTGGAAACTTGTTTGCAAGCGCGCACGTCATCGCATAGATATCAACCGCCCGCGACCCCTCATCAATTCCTTCCTCGAGCAAGCGATCGACGTCAACTCGCTCTCCACCCCACTCAAGGCCGTCAAGAAACCCCCAGTCACCAGAACCAAGTGCTGCTGATGTGCTGCGATTTTTCTTTCGCAGTGTTACAAGCAACTCTTCTGGAGCCTGAGCAATTTCAACTTCCCAAGGCGCCTTTCCAGGTACCCACTCATAGCAAACTCCAGAAAAGTGACGCGATGGCGCAATGAGGACATACCCGTTGTGCTTGATGTCAATTCCGTTTAGTCCTGCTTTTTTCAGGTTTCCGACAAGATTCTCTGACTCGTCGCATCGGTAAAAGAGATGTCGACCGCGCATCGCCTTTCCGTTCATCGTGTACGCGCCAGTTATTGCTTCTACAGTCGGAGGAAGCGCACCTTCAACAAGTGCTTCAAACTTCTCAAAAGAATCTGGGCCTCCAGAGCGCGGATCAATGTCAATTACAAAGAACCCGCTTGGACGACAGAACACGCTTACGTTATTTTCACTGCCTTCTGGCCACCAGTTGCGAACAACATCAACGTCATTTGTTGCCTGCGTGTTCCACTCAGGAATGCTCGGGTGCTTACCAACGTCTTTTGGCTCAGCGTGCGTGCCTCCACATGTGCAACGACCATTGTTGATTCCGTAACACGGCATAACTTTCCAACCGTTTTGCGCATACCATTGCGCCGCAGGGCCGAGTCTCCCAGTAGCGGAATCCCAAGCGCTCATTGGATAAGACCGCGGTATGAAAGTAAAGACATCAATGGAAAAAACTGTGGCATTGCCTTGCCTTTGTTGGGAGAGAGCAGGTTTTTACTTTATCAAACTTGTTACGCACGCAACTATATCCGAGTAGGGCGCTGAAACGTTGAACAAGTTGCAAATCTTTCATATTCGTTGTGTACGGATAATATCAAACAAATTACAAGAATGTCATTGGATATGCACAATACATGTACTAGTACATGATATAGATTGAATAGGTACATCTACGACTGACCACTGGAGGACTATGGGATCGCTATTTGACGACATCAAGAAAGAAAAGTCAACGCGTGGGACGCGGTCTCGAATTGCTGAGATTGTCGATTCAATGAACAAGGCTGACGCCGCTGACTTACTTAAAGCGCTCGATGATCATTCAATTCCAGCTTCAAGCATATCAAAAGCACTCAATAAGCGCGGAATTAAGCTAGCGGTCAACGTAATCGGCCGTTACCGCCGCGGCGAGCTCGTCACAAAGGTCAACAATGAGTCTATCTGATGACATCAAAAAAGAAGACGAGATTGCCGAGCTTCGTGTTGCACTAAAAAAGGCGCAGCAAACGGCATACAAAGCTAAAAGAGCAAATGAAATCATCACGGAGGCCGTCTTTAGCGCCGCTAGAGATGCGGCAATTGCCTCCGGTCCAGCAAAGCCTTTTGGCGTCAAACGAGAGAAAGACACTCGAAAAGGAAAGGCTGAAGTTGCTCTTATTCACGCCACTGACTGGCAAAACGGAAAGCGCAGCGTGTCATACGGAATTGGTAAGTGCTCTGACCGAATAGAGCAGTTGACCAATAAAGTTGTAGAACTTACTACAATTCAACGAGCACACCACCCAGTCCGCGAGTGCGTTGTGATGTTCGGCGGTGACATGGTAGAAGGCATTACAATTTTCCCGGGGCAGGCGTGGGAAATTGAAGCAGCGCTGTTCGAGCAGCTTTTTGAGACTGTTCGGATCGAGGAAACTATGATCCGCACACTTGCTAGCTTTTTTGACAAGGTTCATGTTGTCTGTGAGTACGGAAACCACGGGCGGCTTGGGCGAAAAGGCGAGATGCCAGCAAACGACAACATTGACGCAATTAGCTACAGGATCGCGCAGGACAGAACCAAAGATCTAAAAAATGTCACGTGGCAGATGTCTGCTGACTGGTATCAAATTGTTACAATTGGAAACTACAAAGCTCTACTCGTTCACGGCGACGAGTGCAAAGGAACGGCAAGCGTTCTTCGCAAAGCAAACGCCTGGGCCACTGGCGTCATTGAAGAGTTTCAAGACGTGTACATGGGCCACTTTCACACGCCAACAACCATGACCATGGCCAATGCCGGCCGAGTGTTTATCACAGGCTCGCCTGAGTCGCACAACGAATACGCGCGGGAAGTTGTCGCGGCGGTCGGTCGACCGTCGCAACGGCTCCACTTTGTAGATCCAGTCAAGGGGCGAGTCACAGCCGAATATGTCGTGTGGCTTGACTAGAGATACAATTGCCAAAACGGCAATTGTATTGGAGCCTGTATGGGCAGACCTAGGATCAAACCTTCAAAAGCGGCGAAAAATCAGGTCTTAGTCGACGCACAAGAAGCAATTTTTGAGCTCATAGAAGACAACCAACACGTAGATCTTTCACGAACTGGCATGGTCTGGGCGGGGATTCTCGACCTTGAAGGCCCAATTCCAGCCTCTGAAGTCGCTGCAATGCTGAGCGCTTACGATCTTGTTAGAGCAACGACTATGGTAGATTCCCGCCAACATTGGGTAAATGCCGCTGCTTTTGCGGCACTCGCGGATACGGCAGACTCTTCTACTAGGCCAAGCGCGGTCGAAAGCATAGAAGCAGTCAACGTTGACAAAGACTCAATTGTCATAGGGTTTGCGCCGTCTTCCAAAAATGACGGCCAGTAAATCACTGGTATTATTCTACCGTAGTTTAAGCACAGAAATGCCTGTGCGCATTTGCGCATGGACTGGAGCTGTACATGCCTTGGTCTGAAGATATCACAACACGAGTCGTTGGTGGAAGCTATATCACACCGTATGGAAACGCGGCTCGAGGCGTGGTTACCTTTACTCCAACTGTTGCCGTTGTAGATCTTGACGACAACGTCATCGTAGCAAGTCCAATTGAATGCACCCTAGATTCAACCGGGTCTTTTAGCGTAGAACTTCCATGCACTGACAATGAGAACTTAAGTCCGACAGGCTGGGCGTACCAAGTCAGTGTTCACATCTACGGAGCCGCGCCGTTCACTTTCAACACGTACTTGGTTGAAGGAGATGGCTCAGAAGTTGACATTTTTCAAGAGATCATTGACATTTTGAACGCCGGGTCATACGGCCCAACCGTGTCTACTACCCGCGGGCCGATCGGTCCGGTAGGTCCGACAGGTCCGACAGGTGCGGCAGGCACGTCATCAAATACTGGAGCAACAGGCCCGGCGGGAGCTACTGGTGCTACAGGCCCGACAGGCGCCGCTGGTGCAACTGGTCCTACAGGTGCAACTGGTCCTACAGGTGCAACGGGTGCGACAGGCGCCACAGGTGCAGCGAGCACTGTCACAGGGCCAACCGGTGCTGCTGGTGCAACGGGTGCAACTGGTCCTCAAGGCGCTGCAGTAACAATTCTTGGAGAATATGCAGACCTCGCTGCACTGCAAGCCGCGCATCCAACTGGAAGTGCCGGCGACTCATATCTGGTTGAAAATGGCGATCTCTATGTTTGGGACTCTGTAGGGTCCTCGTGGACAAATGTTGGAAATATTGAAGGACCAACGGGACCACAAGGTCCTACAGGTCCAACCGGTGCAACAGGCGCGGCGAGCACCGTTACGGGTCCAACTGGTGCGACGGGTGCTACGGGTGCAACTGGCGCAGCCTCAACTGTCACGGGACCGACCGGCCCGACAGGAGCAGTGGGAGCAACTGGTGCGACGGGTGCTACGGGTGCAACTGGCGCAGCCTCAACTGTCACGGGACCGACCGGCCCGACAGGAGCAGTGGGAGCAACTGGTGCGACGGGTGCTACGGGTGCAGCGAGCACGGTGACCGGCCCGACAGGAGCAACTGGAGCAACTGGCGCGCAAGGAATTCAGGGAACTCAAGGTGACACCGGTCCGCAAGGTGACACCGGTCCACAGGGCGTCCAGGGTATTCAAGGTGTGCAGGGTGTTCAGGGTGTAACTGGCCCGACCGGTGCAACAGGCGCGACGGGTGACACCGGTCCGCAAGGTGACACAGGTCCGACCGGTTCACAGGGCGCAGCAGGTGCGACCGGTGCGACCGGTGCAACGGGCGACACGGGTCCAACCGGAGCAACCGGACTTACAGGAGACACCGGCCCGACAGGTGCTGTCGGTGCAACTGGAGCGACTGGAGCAACTGGTGCAACTGGCGCAACGGGTCCGCAAGGCGAAACTGGACCGACGGGTGCAACTGGTGCAACGGGTCCGCAAGGAACAGCAATTACAATTCTTGGAAGTTTTAATGATGAAACAGAACTTCCACTATCTGGAAATCCAGGCGACGGCTATCTCATCAATGGCGATCTCTACGTTTGGGACGACACAAACAGCGAATGGGACAACGTTGGAAGCATCCAAGGTCCAACGGGCGCAGTTGGTGCAACAGGATCAACAGGACCTACAGGACCGCAGGGCAGCACAGGGCCTACAGGCGCGCAAGGCGTAGCTGGCGACACCGGGCCAACCGGTCCCACAGGAGCAGCGTCAACGGTTACAGGTCCTACAGGTCCGCAAGGCGAAACTGGACCCACGGGCGCGACTGGACCCACGGGCGCGACTGGACCCACGGG